GTTCTTGTACGTTTGGTGCAAGACTTTCTACATCATCTGTAGTTAGTACACTTGATTTTTTTCCTTTTAAAGCATCATCTGCTTTTAATAAACTTTCCTTTTTTTTCTTTGCATTATGAAACTCAGTTTGAGCTTTTGTTATTTTTTTATTTTGCTCTCGTATAGTTCTTTGTGCAGATATTTTTGCTTTTACTGCTGTACTATATTTTTTTGTTCCTTGAGCTTCTCCTCGTTTTCTTCCGAGGTTTGCTTTTGGCTTGGGTGGTTTGAGTTCTTCCATTTTACAAATATCTTTTTTAATCCAACATGACTGATTGGTCTTTTAGTTTTTGCTTTTAACCAATTAGCTACTTCTCTATACGAGCAACTTTCTAAATATTTCATTGCTTGTTTTAGAGCTTCTAACTCTTCGGGTATAGGTTCTATGTAATCTGTATCTTCTGCTAACTTATATCCGAAAGGTATTGTTCGTGCTTTACGTCTGATTAATTCCATCTTTAGGTGGTAATATAAATATTCCGTGAGCTACCTTTCCAGTAATATCAATCTTTTCCTTTTTAACAAGACCAACTCTATCTAAAATTTGTTTAGCCGCTTCCATTCGAGTATTAGCTCCCGGAGTTGTGCCATCATCATCTAAAGCATTTATTAAACCTTTTACAGCTTTTGCTGAATGAAATGCTAAAGAATATTCTGCTCTTTCTAATATTTCTTCTTTTAAAGATTTAACAACTTTAGTATATGATGAAGGTGAATACCCTGCAATTTCTCCTGCTAATTTTGGACTGCCATTAGCTTCTCCAAATAATGCTTCAAGAAATTTTTCTTGTTGTTCTGTTAATTCTCTATTTTCCTTTTTTGTTGGTAACATTCCATCCTTTTCCAAACATAAAATCAGACAACTCCATA